AGTTGATGGCAAGTGGTTTACTAAGTTTATCGCTGGTCCCGTCTTTACTGACACTACAGATAGCGAAGGCGTTGTTACTACAGCTGCTGATAATGAAGTAGCTTACAAGGCTGGTGTTGATAGCAAAGCAGCTACAAGTGTACGCGCTACACGTGATACCAAACTAACTGAATCTGACTGGACTCAGCTTGCTGATAGCACTGCTGATAAAGCAGCTTGGGCTACATATCGTACAGCTCTTCGTGACTTGCCATCAGCAGAAGGCTTCCCACACACTATTACTTGGCCTGAAGAACCCTCTTAAAATTATGATTACTCTTATCCGTCCAATCCTATTCTCCTTTATGAAATCAGAAAAGGTTAAATTCCTTATTCTTGATCTTCTAAAGGCATATGCTAAATCAACTGATAATGATGTTGATGACAAAGTAGTTGCTTTTGTTACTGCAGGATTGTTCCCTAATAAATAATGGAATGGGAAGCAATACCTGACTTCCCTTACCTAGAGCTGCCTGAAGCGCCGGGATTACCCGGTCCAATACTAGATGTACCGCAAGCGGATTTACCCTTCTACAAGCCGATTGTGGTACCACCTAACACGCTTAGGGCACCTCCTGGTATTCAAGGAATCAACAGCGATACATTTGACGAAGCACCAAAGGAGACAAAACCTAGTGCTTCAACAGCTAAACCTTATGTTCCACCAGAAGCTCAAATCATAGGTGTTCCATTTACGGACATTGAAGTCCCGATGCCTACAACTACGATTATGACTACTGCAGCCACTACTGCATTTATTTCAGTAGCTGCCACATTAATAGGTCAATCATTATTTAAATATCTAGTTACATTGTTTAAACCTATTATTAAAACAGCATGGAGCAAGTTAAAAAAGAAGAAGCCGGAGGAAAGCCCAAAAACTTCTTAGAAAAGGTCAAGGAAAACACAGAAGATGAACTTCAAATCTTAGGTACTTTTGTACGTCTAGGCGTTGTTGTATGGAGTGGTTTTATTATCACTTTAAACTATGTAGAACTTCCTATGTTTAAGAAAAGCGTTGGAGGGGATATTACTTTTCCTGCCTCTATTTTTACAGGGGCGCTTGCAACTTTTGGTTTATCTACCTCTAATAATAAGTCCAACAGTAAATCATCTGATCCTAAGAAGAAAGACGAATGAAAAGTTTACTAGTACTTTTATTGCTGGCTAGTCCAGTAGCAGCTCAAAGTGTCACCCCAAACTTTACACAGGGGTCAATGCAATCTACAACTACTACCACCATTGATATTGATCGAACAATTTCGACTGAAGTCTATGGTGGTGATTATACATCATGGTCAGGAACAAACGTAACACCAAGTGGGGATATCTTAAACAGCTCCACAACTTATTCAGTAACCAATGCTGGGGAACAGTTTCAACTAGAGATTGTAGACAGGGCAGCAGGGATAGTGGAATCAATCGACATAGACGAAACTATTCAGCAGTCTTCTACTACTACATCCTTATCAATCTTTTCGCAGTAGTACCTGCTTACGCAGAAGAACCTAGGGTTCAGAATACATCAAATCCTGTGGCAGCAGCTACGGGTAACGTAACTAATCAGGCGGTACAGTTCCAAAATAATGGAGCACCATCAAGACAATATTACTCTGGTAATAATAGCTGTAATGGTACAACTATGCAGCTGTCTCCGTTTTATATGGGTAATGATACAACCCCTATGAATCCTGATAGTTATATCAAAAATAATAATTGGGGCGCACAGGTCAGCCTTTCAATCCCACTAGATGGGGGCATGATAGAAACCTGTAAAGCTATCGCCCGTAAACACGAAGCTAAGATGCGTCTTGACTATGAATTAGTTAGAGCACTTAAGTGTACGGAAATCATGAAAACTGGTTTTACTTTTAGACCGGGATCACGTGTTGAAATTTTATGTAATGACATCGTACCAATCGTGGCACTAGAATAAATGGAAGCAGTAGTGTCTGTTGTCATCGCTTGTATTGCAGGCGGTGCAGCACTTAATAACAGATTACACAACAGAATAAATAACGTACATGATCGCATTAGTGGTCTAGATAGACGTATTGATGCACTTGAACTAAATGTAGCTCAAGACTACGTATCAAAAGCTGACTTGTCAGTAATGGTGCAACGTATGGAAGACCATATGATACGCATCGAAAACAAATTAGATCAAATCGTATTGAGGAATTAATCATGCCTAGAGGTGGAAAAAAGTCTTTTATTCAAGAAATGAAGGATCGACCAAAACAGACGAAACCAGGTGACCCTTTGCAGTGGAAAGATCTTCCTAAAAAAGCTAAACTACCTAGCGAACGTAAAGGTTATAACGTATAATTATGTCTTATCAAATTATTGATTCCTATACTAGCCAAGTTATCGGTACATACGAAACTCAAGCTAAAGCAGAACGTGCTGAATCACATCTAGTGCACGAACCTAACGAAACACGTTACGAAATTAAAGCACCCGCTAAACCTAAAGCTAAAGCTAAAAAGGCTAAATGACAAACAAGAAAGCAACTGAAGACCAGTTCAATGAGTTGCATAATCTTGTCACAAAGGAATTCCTTGCCCGTATTAAATCGGGTGAGGCTTCTACACAAGATCTGAAAGCAGCTTGTGATTGGTTATCAAAGAATGATATTAGTGGTGTCGCCTTTGAAGGTAGCCCACTAGATAAGCTGGTTAGTATTATGCCAACTGTTGACCCTGAACTTGTACAACGGAGACTATATGGCACGAAGCTCTAGTCATAGCGGAGCCAAATATGCTAATGGTAATTATAAATCTTACCAAAAGAAATATGATGGCTCTAAATTACAGATCTCTAAACGGTCTGCATTAAACAAAGAAAACCGTAAACGTGGAACCTACGGTAACGGTGATGGCAAGGATGTATCCCATAAGAAAAATGGAAAGACATTCCTCGAAGCAGCATCAAAAAACAGAGCACGTAAAGGACGCGCATGACACCCCTACTTCCTACCCCTAAAGATTACCTCTACAACTTAATAGCCATGACCTCACCAGAAGCTAAGCGTCTGTGGAGACGCTCTATTAAGGAACATTTTGACCATACTTGTATTTATTGCGGAAAAACCTATGACCTTAGTCAGTTATCTATCGATCATGTTCATCCTCGCGCACGTGGCGGAGAGGATGTTGCAACAAATGTTGTATGCGCCTGTACTAGATGTAATCAGGATAAAGGAAGTACACCCGTCCTTAGTTGGATGAGAGACAAATTTGGAGTTAATAGACTCCGTGAAAAACTAATTATGGAGTATATTAATTAATTATGCCTCAATTTTTACAAAACCTACGCCGATACGCTAATAACCCATTAGAATTTGTTAATGGTGTTGTTCGTGTTGGTAGTATGATAGGTAATGAAATAGAATATGGTAGGAAACAAGTTAGAGGTTTTATTGAAGATGTTGTACCTGAACCTATTGTTAATACTTTAGATAATTTAACTGATGCAATTGGTGTAGGTTACGAGCAATCTCCTGTAGGAGCATTAGATGAAGGCGCAGCAATTGCTTCAGAAGGTGTTTCACAAATAACTGGTAAACCTGCTTTAGGCGTGGCAGCCGGTTTTTTGTTAGGCATGGTTGACGGTTCTCCTGGTATTAATGTATCAAGAGGTGGGGCAAGGCTTAAATTTAAAACTCAAGGTCAATTTAATGTTACTCAACCTGCAAGAATTGATGCAGCCCGTAATGCAGTAGATGACGCTAATTTAATTTTGCGAAACATTGAAGAAGCTAATCCTGGTGTTAAAGCGAGCGTATTAAAAGACACAATTCCAGAATACAAAGCAGCTCAAAAAACTTTGGGAGCTAAAATGCCTCAAGTTAGTAGTGAAGAATCAAACCTGTTAGCACCTGGTTTAGGCAGAGAGCAAGCTTACCCACGGACAAAACCTCGTGCTAAAGAAATGAAAGGTAAATTTATCAAAGATGCCAGGCGTGAGATTCAGCAAGGTATTGATCAAGTTATTGAACAAGTAGATTTGCACCATAAATTTCCTAAAGGTATATCAGCAGCATTTTTTAATCGTGCTCGTGATTTTATTGAAAAAGGTAAAATGACATACGATGACCTAGTAGATATGGCTACACGTGCTCAACAACGTGGCCTAGAACCTGGGGATGTTGAAACAAATTTAAACCCAATGTTTAAAACACCCCACGATTCTTTTCATTCAGAAATGCGTGCTCAAGGTTCTAATCAATTCCCTGGTGATAATTTAGAAATCAGTAAAACTAAACTTGCTCAAAGGCTTAGAAAAGTAAAAACTAAAAAAGATCTAAATGCTTTATGGGATGAGATGTTATCTGATGATGTGAAGTATCTTTATGAAACTGCTGAAATCTGGCAACCTATGGATAAAGCAATTAAAAGTATTAGTCCTAAGTTTACCGGTAAAGCTAAATCTAAGTAAAAGCTTCTACAAGACCTCCTAACCCCCTACACGCTAGATTCTACCTATGAACACTTTAGACCTCCTTAAAGACGATTTTAAGCTATTCCTACAAGCATTATGGAGTGAATTAGAACTACCAAACCCTACACGTGCTCAATATGCAATTGCTG